TGAACCCATCACCATTACATCCCATCGTTACTCACGGATTCGGGTGTTATACGCCCCGATTGGTACCCGTTCAAACGGCTTCTCCTCACTAATGAGGAACTTCTCGAACCAATTCAGGCTGTATCGGGGCGGAGGCACCTCGGCCCTATATTCGGGAAGCCAGACATACTTCAGCATCTGCCAGCAGATAGCCAGAGACATCACCCTGTCGTCGTGAGGGGAGCCGTTCATTCGGCCATTAGCCTGGCGGACAAAGGTAATCATCTCTTGGATGGTGTGCTCGTCACCCAGCCCGATGTCGCCGTCACGGACGGCGGCAGCCAGTTCGTCGATAGCCAGAGGCTTTGTGGCAGTCGTGGTACGCCAACCCAGAATCTCGGTGGCCTCGGGGTTGCGCTGCTGTAGGCGGCGCGTACGGTAGATGTTCTTGTAGCCATACCGCTGGATAGCCTTCAGCGTAGTCAGACCGTGGTTGTTGTTCTCGACGCCAAGCAGAGCGCCGTTGTACCAGTAGCCAATCTCCGCTAGCAGGTCACCGTACAAGTCCGGCTCGATGTGGCCATGCCAATGAGCGACGACGCTCCAGTCTCGTGCGTCTATAACGTGAGCCGACGAGTAGTCGCCGTGAGCCAAGCCTTCCGCAACGTCGGCTCCGACGACGTAAACTCCCTCGTGGTCAGGCTCAGCCCAAACACGAAACTCCCCATCCGGTGTGTCCCTAAACTCAATGTTCTTTCGGGAGAGGACATGTACATAGCCCCTCCTTGGTTCCTCAATTTCCAGTTCGCGCAAAGCGTCCACATCAAAAACAGGATTACCCGACTTGATGAACGCTTCTTCAGGATTCCGAGGATACTCCTGGTGCAACTGCCAATCAGGCATCGAACGCTGTTTCGCTTCATACCAATCCTCATCACGGTCACCAGCCGACCACGGCCAGAAGATACCTTTAAAGTGGTTTGTCCCTGTCTGAGAACCCACCCATAAATGGTGAAAGAAGTTACCTGAACCGTTGGCCGTAGACAGACAGATGACCCGACCACCCACGTCAGCAATAGGTTCGATAGAAGCCCATGCTTCTTCGCTGTTCGGCAAGAACGCCATCTCGTCCACAATCACCAGATACACGGATTCACCTCGGGCTGGGTCGTTGCCTGACGGCAGCGACTCCAGCGCCGACTCATTCGAGAACGTCATCTTCAACTGGTTATCCGAAGTCAACTGTGGGCCACGCTGCTTCATCCACTGCGGAATAAACTTGTAGCCATACTTAGACTTCTGCAACAACTTCGCAGCCTCACGCTCCGTACGAGACAGCATGACAATAAATCTGTCGGGCCAGAAGAACGCCAGCCAGAAAGCGTAAGCGGCACCCAGGGTGGAGAACCCAATCTGTCGTGCCTTGAGCACGACGCTGTAACGGTTCGACATCCAGGCACGAATGGTTTCGGTTTGGGCTTCACGTAGTTCGAACATGATGCGTCCACGTTCTGGGTGTTTGATAGCCCAATAGTTTTCGCAGAAGTAAGCAAAAGCGTCGACAAGGTCGTCAATGTCGGCGTCTGCAGGGCCACGGCATTTACGCCATTCCCGCTCGTTCAGCAGTTCGTTCAGTTCCATGTTTATCGTTTGACGGAGTAGTTGACTTTCCTACGGAACCCTGGCCCTTGGACGGGGCGCATCCGAATGATTCTGTCCATGTACTCGCCTGCGTTCTTCCACAACGCTACGTCTAGCGAACCTGAGCCAGCCGACGGGTCAGCAGAACGGAATAGTGTCGCAAACGACACAATCTCGTGTCCACCCGTACCAGCACCAGACGCCACCCTCAGGTGGCTGGTGGCACCATACGATGACGATGCACCCACACCACTAGACGTAGACACACGAAGCACTGTGCGCAATCCGATGGCAGTATCGCCAGCGGTTGCGCCACCAGCACCAGTCGCAGTCTTAGGAACAATACGCAACCCAACGGCAACCTCGCCGCCTTCACCTGCGGCAATACCACTAGAAAAGGTTGTGCGCACATAGACAAGTGGGGAGAAACTAAGTCCAGTACCTGTGGCTTGCGCGGCTATCGCACCATCATAGGTGCGGTTGGCCGCATCATAGGTAATAGTGGATTCGTCGTACTGGTCGTTCGGGTCGAACGTGTACCAGGATGCACCCGTAGAAGAACCCGTACCTGCGCCTGTGGCGGTACGGTAAACGGCCCCCTCGTACGAATACGAGATGTTGTCGTACTGGTCTACTGAATCATATACAACAGCCATATAAACCTACTTAAACGGGGGGCCTTCGACCCATGCAACCAAACTATATCTAGTGCCCTGCGTTACAGGCTTCACACGATGCAACGTGTACGACGGGAAAAACGTAATCATGCCACGCTCCTTCTTCACCGTTTCATCCTTTCGCCCAAACTTGAATTGCAGTTCACCACCCTTATATTCAGACGGGTCGTTCAGTTGCAACGACAACGAAAGTTTGCGGGCACCAGTCAAATAACCACGGTCAACATGCCAATCATAATGCTGACCTGGTGCCGTATAGCGCGTGAACTGCAAACCCTGGTTCATGCCTGTTAGGTCAAACTGGAAGAACTGCTGGTTGATTTCGGTAATAGCCCCAGCCAACCGAGCAAACACCCAGTTCGTTAGTTCGTTGGGAAACAGAAACTGTACGAACGAGTTGCGGTTCTTGTCGTCCTGCACGGGGCCATAAGTGGACGCCTTAAGCAGTTCGCTTTGAGTCCCAATACGAATAATAGCATCTAGTTCCTCATCCGAGAACACGCCGTTACGCCACGCCCAGTTTTCTACATGGTCAACAGCCAATGGCCACCCGCCACCACCCTTGGTGGGGTCGGGCTTATCAGGCAATTCAAGTTTGATTTGCGGTTTAATCAAGCGGCCCATTGAATCCCTCTGGTACAAAATGAAAGAACGCAAGGTCGGCAGAGCCGAGGCTTGCGGTTGGACGATAATGCCAAGCGTTAGTTCCCGAATAACACACAGCATCATTCGGTTGCAGTAAACAAGTTGTCCAATCCTGCGAATCAATCACAACCTCGATGTCTTCGTCGGTTGTAGGGTGACTAATCTCTTGCGAGTCACGAGTCTTGTCGTCCATCTGGCGACCGATATTAATGGGCCACGCCTCCGACTGCTCCTGCTGAATTAGATAGTCAATCGTATAGCGACATTGGGGGCGGTCAATATGTAGCGGGCAACGACCACCAGCGTCATACATCGACAGAAAGACATACGACGGTTTGACTCTCTCGCCAAACAGGTCGGATGCGTAATCAGTCAACTGTTGATGGATGTTCACGAGGAACGGCAGGTTGTGGGCGTATCGTCGTCCAAACTTGACAGGGTTGTCGGGGTCTTTGCGGTCTGCCGCCAAAGGAAACAGCGGCACAAACTCGTTCACATAGCGGACGATTGTATCGCAAGTTTCTTTGTCAAACAGGTCGCGTACTATCACGGGTTTATCCGTGTAGGTTTTCACGCCTCTCCTTACGGTTGTGTTTCTTCTGTGACAATTTCTACCCAGGTTAGCAGATTCTCATCCCATTCGTACCACTTGCCGTCCGTAGGATACGGCACTGGTGCTTGCCAGTCATAGTTATCGTCAAGAACCCACGACGGGAACGGGCCAACAGGATTGTAGAACAGGTCTGCTTCGACAATGTATTTGTCACCAATCCTTGCGTACTGCTTGCGAAAGTTGTTGTTGTATGAAGTCTGCAACCAGGTTGTGTCGTTGCCAAAAATTGCTTGACATATAGCAACACCGAGAGTTTCTTGTTCGACGCCGTTTTCGTCCAGCAGGTCAGCGTTGGAAATAACTACGATTTGAGTTACAATGCTGTTCTCGTCTAGTTGTGCAAAGTGTGCCATTATACAAGCCACCTAATAATGACACGGCCCGAACCGCCACTACCCGCAATCCCAACTGATGAGGGAGCAGGAGTTTGTGCCCCTCCCCCACCGCCGCCACCCGTGTTGGCGGTACCACTAAAGGCTGCTGCCGATGATTTTTGGGATGCTCCACGGCCACCACCACCAGCACCGCCTGGTGCAGGAGGCCCACCAAGGCCGCTAAAGTCGCCACTTGCTCCGCCGCCACCCCCAGCCAATGTCAGAGTGCTTCCCGTTATGGTAGTAGACCTTCCGCTACCTCCTGCGCCGCCACCCCAGGGGCTATTGCCTGGCCCTACGGGTGGCCCTTGAACTCCAGAACCATTGGCTCCGCCACCTCCACCGCCACTAACGGCAAGCCATGTAACAGGTATTGGGTGTAGGTATGCGGTTCCCCCAGGGTTTCCTTGTGGTGGCGAAGTTCCTGGCGTATTGCCAGAGCCCCCAGTAGCATAAGCACCGTAACCAGGAATTGCAGTTCCTCCACTACCAGAACCGCCAGGATTACTCCCGCCTGCGCTAACGGTGCCACTACCTCCCGCAGCCGATACAATTGGGCCAAACGACGAAGGAGAACCCCCACCCCCAACCGTTACAGAAACTGAGCCAGTTAGCGCAGGAAGTGTTCCCGACCTAAAGCCACCCGCACCACCACCGCCACCAACACCGTTAGAACTGCCAGGAAAACTGCCTCCTGCTCCACCACCAGCAACCACGACGTACTCGAAGTCTGCTTCTCCAGCGATTGTTACTGTAGCGGAAGCAATAAAATCAATGCCAGAATATGCACCAGTTGTGAAAGGTGTACCAGCAGGAACAGGAGACCACGTAACTTCTAGACCAGCACCACCAGCAGTAAAACCCAATCCTCTAGCAGAAGCACCAGAAAAACTATTGATAATAGGCATTAGTTACCTCACGCAAACTGAGTTTGAGAAGCAAACACCGTAAACGTCGCACTAGCAGTCTTAAGAACCGTAAACACATACACATCCACCGAACTGGCATTGCCGCTAGTTGGAGCAGAACCACCCTGCCACTTCGGTGTCACAGCCGAGCCATCTACCTGGAATGCAGTTGGGTAGCGGGCGGTCGCGCCGTTCGTTACAGCGAACGCAACCGTAATCGAATCGCCAGTTGTCAACACGCTATCCAGCGATGTTGACCCGTCACCACGGAAATTGAACGTCCAGTTTGCGCTAGCGTTTGACGTGTAATACACTGCTGTCGATGTGACCGTATCCACGTTCACGGTACCCGTAGCGGCGGTAGCCGAAATCGACCAACGCTCCTCAGGCGAAACCAACACACCAGACGTAATCTCAGGTGCCGACTGGAACCGCAACTTGTAATCCAACGATGTGGTCACAGCAGAACTATCGACACCAACCTTCGCCTGAAGAGCCTCAATCGCATCATTAGCGTCAGCATGCTGACCCGAATGCGACGGGCTATTAAGCGAATCTCCACTCGTGGGATTCGTCAATGTATCAAGACTAGCGGGAAAACTCGTCGTCATGTTCTACCTCAGTCCAATGTCAGGGTCAGGCTAGTAATCTGGAACGTGTCGCCAGCAGCAACGCTAGCCGACGAACTCAGCGCACCAGTCCACAAGCAGTTGCCAGCGGTGCTGGCATCCCAAGCCGACCAATGTGTCAACGTCTCACTAGCAGCCACGTTCGTCCACGTGACGGCAGCGCTGGAAGCCATGCTTCCGCTGCTCGCCGCACTAAACGAAACAGCCTGACGGGTTGTCTCAGCAGCCGCATTACCCGTACCGTCCTCACCAGGGTCACCCAGGTGCAACTTCAAATACACGTTAGCGGCAGAGAACGAAGTACCGCGCAACGTATCGAGCAGTGCGTTCTCCAGGTAGTTAGAAATGCTCATTCGTCATCGTCCTCATACTTGTGTCGAACCTTCTTTTCACGACGAGAACCCTGCAAGCCACACGCTGGACAGCCATGCTTGCAAGCGCTCGGAGGATACTCCTCTCCGCAGTTCTCGCACTCAACTAAACTGTCCATCGTTACATTGCTTTAAGATGCTGAACACGGGAGTCCCGCTCCCGAGCAGCCATCATTCCAATCAACTCATCCAGTTCGGCATCCGACAACTCAGCCGACCCCTTCTCCGTCTTCACATTCACCGTAGGCGGAGCCATACGGTTCGTCGCCTGGAGATACAACTGGGCGGCCTTGATGTCCCCGTCGAGAGCCTTCGCATACAACGTGTCTAGGAGTCGCTGGCTTCGCTCAGGCGACCCCTGGACTTCGTCCACCCTTGCCTGCCAGGCTTTGCGGAAGACTTCCTTCTTCTCCCACCGGCGAAGGGTAGACACGTTAACGCCGATAGCGGCGGCGTAGGCTTCTTTGGAGGCTGGCTCCCGCTCCGAGGGAGCGGTGCACAGCCAGCCCAGGTATTCCTCTTGCCGGCTGTCTAGGATGTTTTCTTCGAGTGCCATCACTCTTTGTCCTGGTCGTTACATTCACATGTTCACAATGTAACGGGTAACGCTTTTGATAGGGGCCACCACCTAATCCGGCCCAGCGCCAGCGAAGGCCGGATACAGTATCCAGTAAAATACGACAAGGACAGTGGACAATGGCAGGAAAGAAGAAGACCGTCCCCAAGGGGTACCATCTTATGCCCAACGGCAAATTG